AAATGGTTTAATTAAGATAAGCGTTCTGATGGACCGTGACGTTGCACCATGTAAGCGTCAGGATCAACAGGAGCATTCAAAACAATACTTGCAGCTTCTTCAATTGATCTCCTAAAAATATCTTCACGATCAAGGTAAGTTAATAATTGCTCTAAATACCATTGGCACTTTAATAAATCTTCTTTACCGTTCTTTTTTTCATAACGATGTAAATATTTAATGCAATTACCTTTAAGGAATCCTTTGAATCCTTGTGGAGTCATAGAAGCTTCAATTGATTCTATACATTCAATGCGACCAGAATTGTAATGCAAAGGATTAATAGGATCGGACATAATTAAAATTGATAATTGTTTTCAGCAAAGGCATCAAAGGCTTCAGGAGCAACTTGACGACCAAGCGTTAGCAAAGCTTCAGCGTAAAGCATGATTTCACCTTGAGCACCATGACCTTTTCGTAATGAAATGAAGTGGAATAGTGCATGTAAACTACACGTCCAAGTGAAGCTTGTGTACAGCGCAGCAGGCAGGATTGCTCTAGCTTGCTCTTTGCTCACACCAATCAGCAGCAAGGCTTCATAGGCTTGTTTAGACGCCTCTAATGCGACGATGTACTGCCTAAGAGCCAACTGTTGGCTTTCGCTATCTAACGGGCCTGCAGAAGCTTGGCGATTGCTGTCGCTTTGCTTAGCAAATTCCCATGGCACATAAAATTCAGCTTCTTCTGCTGTGCAATAACGAAAGCTTTTTTCATTCCAGCCGAGTTGATCATCAACATAAGTAGATGCCACTGTATGTTTCCACCATTGCCTTGCAACAAATAATGGTGCTTTAATTGCCCATTTAAATACCACCCCACGAAAAGGGGAGGTGTGGTGATGTTTTGCAAGATAACGTAAAAGCTTGCCGTCACGTTCTGTCCATTCAATGCTTTCGGAATCAAAAGATTGTCTGGCATCATTAACCACAGACAAGCTATTTCCCATTGAATCAATTAAACATAAAGAACTTTTACCATCATTAAGAGGATCAAGCTTCAACTTCCTTTTCCTCCTTGCTGCCTTCAAAAAGCGTATTATGAAAAGAAAGACGAGCATCCATCATGACTGCAGCCATGTAGTAGGAAGTGCGAGCAATATCTTTGCACCACTTGTCCGTTGCATTGTCTCCGTCTGAACTTTCGTCCGGTTCATGCACATGAATGAGCTGTGCCATGGCACATACGGCAAAGTCATCCAACAAACTAGAAAGCGAAGTACTAGGAATCATTTTGGAATGCAAGAAACAGGGCGGATGCGTTGCATTGCAACTATATCAGAAATCAAGCATTGATCTTCATCCCATTTGATAATTGCTGCTTTCCTTCCATTGCTTCCTGTTGTTAGCCCTGCGAATAGTCCATATATTGCAGTGGGAACTGGGCCAGCAGCCGTGTAAGCAATTAGCACCACTCGTTCTCCTATGGTCCATTCATAGCCTTTAGGAAGCTTGGCGAGAGCATAACGGCGGGAAACCGGATGCATAATTTCGGCTTTTTCGCCATTCTCCACGGTACGTACAAATTGCTTACGCCCATCGTTTAGCTGTAGCCTAGTAACAAAAGAAAGGCGCTTTGCCATGGCTTCATACGGTATCCCAGTAGAAATGAATTACAATGGACGGAAATATATTACCACTATGGGACCATTTGAACATTCTACAGAACGTGAATTTGCTTTAACGGTAAACAAACGCGCCATTCATGATTGTTCAGACATCAACCAACTAAAGCCTGTAGCTTTAAATTTGCTGCAAGGATGGTGTTCAATGCAAACAGCTTTTCAAAGCGTAATGCTAGAAAATATTGAACTTCGTCAAACTTTAGATGGTCGTGATAGAGATTTAAAAGCTGCCGAAGAACTAATGATTCAAGCTGGTAATACTATTGAGCAGATGCAATGTGAGCGGCAATCAATGAAAGCCATGAGGCTTCCTTGGCCATTTGGCTAGTCAAGAGGAAGATCGTCCAGTTGCTTGTGTACGCGAGATTATATTTGCAACAATCACGCTCATAACCGCTGCCAGTGACATGACGGCCACGAATGTAAACGCCACCTTGGATTTCGATGCCAGTGCAACTGTTGGTGTGAGCAAAGTCAAGACGATACCTTTTTGAACGTTTACTTTTGGAATAGCGCTTTTGATAATCAGCTTCCCATGCTGGAATATCAGAAAATTCTCTTTCGAGAATTAAATCAGGAAACCGAGATTGCCAAAGATTAAGGAATTGATCTTCAAGAGCGCTCAATGGTTAAACTGCAGCGAATTGTACCCTAGACGATTGTTTCTGATAAATGCCTTCGTATGGTTTGCTGGTTTCATCAATACCAAAAAGCACAAGTTGCGCAATGCCTTCATTTGCATAAACGCGAATGGGAGTTGAGGTGGGATTTATTAGGCACATGGTTAAATGTCCAATCCACCCAGGTTCAATGGGAAGAATATTAGCAATAAGACCGCAACGACCATAAGTAGATTTGCCTTCACATAAAGCAAATACATTATTGGGCATTGATATTAATTCAAGGCTTGTACCTAATGCATAAGTATTGGCCGGAAGAATGAAATAACATGAGCCATCTTCTTGTTCCTCTAAAGTTGCAACAATAACATTGGCTTTATAGTTTTTGGGGTCAACTATTGGACCATCGAAGAAATTTTCTGTTGTAAACACAGGCTCATAAACTAAAAATTCAACAGAAGACAATCGAATGTCATAGCCTGCTTGTGATAAACCATAAGAAATTGCTTTTGTGCCATTGTCAAGTGTGCGTCGTTTTTCACCAATGAATGGCAGAAAGATGTCATTTTCAGCTAATTGGCTGATTTGTTTATCATTAAGCAGGGTCATGATGAAGAGGCAGAGGAACGACTAAAAACACTAACAATAAGCCAAGCCAAAATAGTGACAGGCCAAAAGGGCAAAGACGGCCAGATGGCAGTCAATGCCCAAGCGGCTAAACAAGCTACTGCCAAGCTTAAGCCAACAGAAATAATGATAGCCAAAGCAATGACAGAAGCTTTCATGATTTAGAAAACGTCGTTGGTTTCAACGTCATTCTGCCAGACGGAAGCATAGCCTTTTGGGCCATCCTTATCGCCTTTGACTTTGACACTGCCCGTTAAATTGGGGGCTTTGTCAGAGGTGCGCTTTTCGTTCACCCATACAGCCATATCAAGCGAATAGTTACCGCGTTCATTGGGACCAGCTTTCTTCAATGCATTAAGCACTTCAGGGGTTAGGTCGATTGCAGCGGTGATTGGGGGCCTGTTGGCCATGGTGTTTCTCCGTGGGAGTGTTGGTGATGCCCTGTTGGGCTTGCTTATCTTACCCCTTATCCATCGTTAAAGCAAATGCTTTTCCGCCTGGGTAGAACTGATTAAAGTATCTCTTAACAGTGTCCTGCATAACGGACTGCTGCTGCACCAGCTCAAAGCCATCCATGTGCAGTATTTGTAGTTCCGCTTCTCTACTGGATTCTTCAGGGTCATATACGCTAATCACGCAATAAGCAGCTTCAACATCGATGCCATACATTTGTTCTGCTGCCATTGAATAAGCGCCGAGTTGTTTTTTGTAATCCGCCAGTTGATAATCAGGCTTGATTTTATAGCTTGTTTTCCAATCCATCAAGGCAATAGCACCACCAGCCATAAGCGCCAATTGATCGAGCGTTCCTGAATAGCCAAGACCATCATCGCCGCCCCACCAGGCCACTGCGCTTTCAGCTAACAATGGTTTATCAATTAGTTCAAGGAAGGGTTCAATGGCATTGAAATATGGTTGCCATTCTGGCTTGTGTTCCAGGTGGTGTTCAATATCTTCGCCATTGAATAAATCTTCTATTACGCCATGCATCCAGGTGCCGCGATCAGCAGCAAGCCTGGTGCGACGATTTGCTTCTTCATTTCCCACTCGTTTACGCCAGTTAATCAAGGCCATGATCTTGCCAACTGGTGCCATGGAAGACAATACAGTGGTTACAGAAGGCAGCAGCATTCCCTCTGGAACATTCGGGAACTGGCTGCAGGTGTAATGGCGTTTACCGTTAAGCGAGATCCGACTGGGCTCATATCGAGCAAGGTTCATTTTATTCATTAAATGGAACCCTTTGTTTATTTTCGGGAATAGCTGCTAATTGTAAATGAAGATTACGTAAACCAGTTACGAAATAAGCAAAATCTCTAGCTTCAGTAACTTTTTTTGTGCTACCGCAAACTTGACATTTACCTTCCCATACTGATGAACATCCAACACTATATATGCCATATTTAGTTCCACATTCAAAGCAGCACACACTTGCTGCGTCTAGCTTTTTGATTATGCGTTGAAGTTCAGCTTTTGTCATAATGTTTCAGAAAAAAGAAGAGAACCATCGTCATTTAATGCATAAGCTCCAGTAAAGGCCCGCGAAAAACGGGCCACCACTAGATTTATTGCTTTCCCGCAACAAAAGCCTCCACCTCTTTTAATGCTTGCTCTGTTGATACAGAACATGCTTCACGCAACGCTTTGATCTCAGTAACCATTGCAGCTTTTGATATCTTTATTTCTTTTTCTTTAATCCATTCTGTAACCATAGTAGTAACAACATTACCAAACATCTCTACATCTTTAATATCATCACCTTTTGATAGTCCTAAGTTTTCAAGAGCTTTTTTACCAGCCATCATGCTATTACGTTCTTGTGGGTAATCAAATGGGTTGGCTTTACAGAATCCAAGAAGTGCCTCCTTGCCATTAAATTCACTACCACTGGCGGCAGGAATCCCTGTTGCTCCAGGTGTTGCAGCAGTTTCCGTAGCTGATGCTTGCGTCGTGTCTGGCCTCGCAACAGGCTTCGTGCTTTCCTGTTGCCGCGAGAGTTTGGCCGGTTCTTTTTCATCACTCGTGGGGATATCTTCACCAGAATAAAGCTTGAGCCCTAAACCAGTAAAAGTTGCAATACATTTAACGCTTGCTCGTTGGATATTGTCGCTTACTTGACGAGCATCAAGTTCTTTTACTGCCTTATGTGTGTTATCCATAATGGGAAACACTAAAGCTGGGGTGCGACGACATCCATCAGTTAGATATGGACGCAATAACCAGCAGCCAGTTTGACCAAACACTGGCCACCCCATTGTGCTTTCTTCAAATGCTACGAATAGTGTTGGGAATTGTTTTTTTAAATAACGAAAAGCAAAAGGCCACGAAAGATAAGAAAGCCCTTTGTAATTCTTTTCAACATGTTCGCCAATAGCAAGCTCATAAGCTTTAGTGAAAGCTTCAGGCAAGATTTCTAAAGGAGAAAAGATGCCATTCATTCGGTCAGACATAGAGGCGGCAGCAGGTGATTGCATGAATTTAGGATCGTAAAGAAAATAGGAAGAGGAATTAGTCATTCGTAGCAATTATCACAAAGGTCGTAAAACAAAATAACTTTTGATGGTATTTCATGTTCTTCTACTACAACGCTGGTGCCAGGTAGAGGCCAATGGGGACAAACTCTCACGTCAGAAATGGTCTCAACGTGTTCCCAATCAAAGCCTTCTTTCATGGCATTTGGTTCAAAACTCAATAGCACTTCAGTGTCTTGAGGTACTGTTTGAGTGGCGGCAGTAAGAGCTGTAATCAATTCGTGGATTGTCATGGAATGCAGGATGGTAGGGAATGATCAATGATTAACGGCCAGACGCCATTTGAAAGCGTGGCATTGCCCTCAAAAATAGGGCAGGAACGAATAAGACGTTCTAGCGTTTCAGATCGCGATAGATCACCATCGCTTGCAATAGCAGTGAGGTGATTGTATGCCTGATCCGAAAGGGTGAAATGGCGGCGATGTTTGCCACCGTCATAGGGGCTTTTCGGCATGATTAGCGCGAAGATCATGCCCACAATACCGCTTCAGCAAGCCTTTGCCACCATTTTTTACATAAGCATTGCTTATGCCCACAATGCATTGCAAGCCGCTGATATTGCTGTAATGATGGTGGATGCAATTCCTTGCGCCATGACCTTTTCGATTCTTGATCACGTAGACCAGCTAACCCGCAGCAAAGAGGATAAAAGCAAATTTATTTGTCCGGCCTGTGGTGGTAACGATTTTTCGATAAACAAAACCAATGGTGCCTACTCATGTTTTAACGATCCGAGCCCAGCTCACCGGGCAGAAATCCGCGACAAGCTTGCGCCAATGGTGCGATGGGAGAAGCCTCCTCGGATTGCGCAATCGTATTCATTCCCTTATTTCGATAAAACGGGCACTGAAGTGGTGGTGGTGCATCGTGATGACACCAGCGGCACTAAACGCATTTGGCAAAATTTTCCAACCATTGATAATACCGCCCCCAACCATAAGGTGCAATTACAAGAAATAAAAGCTGGGATACTGCCTTATAAATATAATAAAGCAATTGAATTTAGTAAAGAAAGTGGATTGCCAATAGTAATCGTAGAAGGTGAACTTACTTGTGAAGCGGTGTGGTCTGTTGGTTTACCATCAGTTACTTTCCTCGGTGGCAGCAAACAATATCGCACTAATGGTGATTATTCACAATTATTTAAACAACATAAGTTAGTGCTTGCGCCTGATCGTGATGAGCAAGGTATCGCATTTATGCGTGAAATTGAAACTGATAATCCTGGTGCTCAATGGTTATATGCAGATCCTAAATCATGGGAATGGCGAAATCTTCCTAGTGGCAATGGATTAGACCTAGCTGATTACATTACAGAAGGTGTTGATAAGGATGATTTATTAGCTTCAATTACAACTAGCCGTCATAAAGGGCAAGATGGCAAGCCATCTTATGAAGAAATTATTGCCACCATTGAAAATTTTGTTGGGCTTTATGCCAATGATGCCCGCACTGTTTATGAATTTACATCATGGTTAGAGCAACGTGGTATAAAGATGAGTCAACAGAATATTGATAAAATTATTGAAGATGCAAAATATCGCATTTATGGCCGTGAAGAAATTGAAACAATTGATGCCCTTACCATTGCAAATTCTGAAGAATGCAGGGAATGGTTAATTGCAGGCATCATGCCATTAGGAAGCGTAATGTTGCTTGCTGCATCAGGCGGCACGGGTAAGTCAACTTTAATTTATAACTGGGCTTTAAATGTTGCCTTAGGGCAAGAATGGAGCGGCAGACGATGCATGAAAGGAAAAAGCTTAATTATCCAATCAGATGAGCCATTAGTTGATACCAGCGAAAAACTAAACGTTATTGGTTATAGGGAAGCAGGATTAGAAGAAGGCACTATTGCATTTTGGGAGAATTGGCGTTTTGGCCACATAAATCAATTAGAAGAATACGTAAGGAAACATCGCCCTTTATTTGTTGCCATTGATTCATTAACGGCTTGCCTTGCGGGCATGGAAGTTGATTTAGTTCGTAGTAATGCAGGTGATGTGATTTATGGCCTTCGTGATATTGCAAATAAATATAAAGTTAGCATTTGCATTTTGCACCATTTAAACAAAAGTGGTGGCACTAGAGATTCAAGCAGTTTTGTTGATAATGTTAGTGAAGTGGTGAAGCTCACTCGTCCTGATAATTGTGGTGATCCAAACCAGTTCCATTTTGAATGGACAAAAAGCAGAAGCGGTCTCACTGGAAAGCATATGCTGCAACGCGATTCATTGAACTATGGCTGGCATTATATGGGGCCATTAAGCGGCTCCCTGAACGAGCTAGAGCAATGTGTTGGTGCTGTTAAGTGTCGTAAGAACCAGCGCTTTACCAGGCTTGAAGTGTCAATGCTGGCAGGCGTTGAGTTATCTACTGCAGGCAAGATGCTGGAAGTTGCTCGCCGTCAAGTCTTAATCACCGCTAGCTTTCAAACTGGTCCCAATGGAGAAAAAACTAGGCTTTACCATTCGTGGGATTATGCAGCAACAGAATGGGCTGGGCCTGATATAGAAGAGAAGGAAGTGACGGAAGTAGTAGAAGAGTTCTTTTAAGCAGCAAACAAAACAATTAATAAAGGCCCTTTGGGGCCTTTTTTAATGAAAACAATTGCGATTAGAATTTATTAACCATTGCATCCTTTTTGTGGTAATCATCAATCAACCAGCTCCAGCTCCCCTCGATCCATGGGAAGCTCCCCTCGATCCGATAGCAGCTCCCCTCGATATGCCTTTCACTGTGATCTTGCCTGAGGATGCTGATGAAGAGGAAGAGGAAGAGCCTGCTGCTGCTAAAGGCTTTGCTAAAGGGTTTGGTTAAAGCTTCTGTGCCAATTATTTGACTGGCACATTTGAGCTTGGTGGGGGTGTGTAGAATCGTCCCGAAGGTTTTCCTTCTTATCTACGCGCCTAGGGTTTCCTAAGCACTCCTGCCCTTCGGCGCTTTCGCCTAGAAGGAAACAATGGTAAAACCATAAGTTCCTTTCGCTTAGCACCGTACGAGCAGGTAGACCACAAGGTCGTCATTCATAAGGTGCTTTAACTTTTTTCGCTTTCCTTTAAGGTTGCATAAAAAAAACAGCTACAGTTCGCCTATGAAGCGATCTGCGTCTCTTTTTTCATTGTTACCTTAAATAATTTTGTGGTAAGCTAATGATGTTTATTGCACCTTATTATGCCTTTTCGTCCTATTTCTCCTGAAGTGCTCCCAGCATTGGAACATAAAGGGCTGGAAGTGACTGTATTAAATCATCATGGCTATTCAACGCCTGATCGTGGTGCGCCTCCTAAAAGCAGAATGTTATATGGAGCGAGAGATAAAAAGGGCGAGCGCCATTGGCGCTCTAGCCTAGAAGAAATCACCCAGCTCATTGATCGTAACTTTGCCCCTTCGCCACTGTCTAATCATGACCGTTGATAGCATGGATAATTTAAATGAATTGACGGAAAAATTGGAAAGTATTAAATTGCAACAAAAAGTACTCAACGAAGCTGAAGCTTTATGTAGAGAAGAAATACAACAATTCATGCAAGATAATGGCATCGAAAAAGAATCTACAACTCATGGTTCAGTGCGACTACAGCAACGTGCTAATAAACAATACGATGATAACATCCAGCATATGGAGCAAGAATTAAAAGAAGCCAAGAAATTAGCCGATGATTTGGGCGATTACAAAATCTTAAGCTATAAAGAAAGTTTGGTATATTCACTTCCCAAAGAAGAGCAATTGTTTTAACCATGGCAACTCCTATTATTAATTTCCCTGATGATCAATCCGAGGTGCGTCATGGTTTGAAAGTATTAGTGGATTCTGGTTTAACCCTTGAACAAGTGGAAAAGATTCGAGAAAAGATTGGTAATGGTCCTGGCAAGATTCCATATACCAAAGAAACCACTGGTTTAAGGCGTTATATGGTGCAAGAATTATTATCAGCAAACTTAAGCAATTCGCAAATATCAAGAGTATTAAAACTTAGCAAAGAAACAGTTAATGCTGATAGACAACAAAACAGAAGTCTATGGACTGAAAGTATATTAAAAAGCCAAGATTGTCATCGCGCTAGGTTATTAAATGAAGCGATGGAATTAAAAGAACAAGCATTGTCACAATTTGAAGTTAGCAAAAAACGAACTGTTACTACAGTTTCCGAAAGGGGAGAGATGACTACCATTACAGAATCTGCAGGGGAGTCATCGTTCCTCACTGTTGCCAAGAATTGTTTAGAGCAGCAAGCAAAAGTATTAGGCTTATACGAAATCAAACCACAAAGCGAAGAAAAGAAAAGCTATAAGAATTTCTTGGATGATATTGCAAAAACCATTGGTGATGTAAAAGAAAAAGAAGAAAAAGCACAAGCGATTGATGCAACGTTCACCGTAGCTGAAAATGACGAACCAACTGAACCACCATCGACACTAGCAACCATAAGCGTATGAAATAATCATGGGGCTATTGACAATTGCGCTAATATCCGTCATGCTAGCGTTACGTTTCTTGCTCCTTCATGAATTTTTCTTCAGTGGACGATTTCCTTCGTCAGGCCAAAACAGTCAAGGAGGAGACAATTGCCTCCATTGATAATAATTTAACGCCTTATTTTGATGATGCAGGTTTAGTTGGAGTGCCGCCTGTACTTGCTGATTCCATTGCCACCTTAGTGCAAGAATATGGCGATGAAACATATAGACAAATTGCTTTATTTTGCTTAAATCAATGGCATAGTTATCATGCTCATGTTTTACGTAAACAAATTAATAATGATTGCATTCAAGAAGGTTTAGCTATTATGGACGACTTAAGTCGTCTCACCACGGTATTACAATTACTGCAACAAACAGGTAGCTTTTCTGGTGATGAGCAATGGTTGAAAATGATAAAAACTACAATTACTCATGCCATGTTAGAGAAACTGGAGAAGGACAATATCTCCCTTGAAGATTACCTGGAGCAAGGCAAATGATAACAGGAAATATGATGGATGTCTTTACCATTGTTCTTGATAATGGTGATCAATTTTCTTTAATTGCAAGAGATGAAACAATGGCAATGCAATTAGCAATGGAATTAAATGCAGGTCAAGCAATTGTGAATGCTTATCAACTAAAGGAGGAAGCTCATGTTTAGCTCTACTGCCATTGATCCCATTGCTTTTCCACCATTGGTGTTGCTTTATATGCCGCCATTATTAAGAGCAAAAGCAAAAGCAATTGCGGCTCAAGAACCACCAGTGCATCCAATATGGCGTAAGTTTGAGGAACGTGGTAATCATTTTGTGGCACGTACTAATGATTTAAAAGATATTGAAGAAGTGGCTGATTGGGCAAAAAGCTGGTTAATAGAACCAGAAGAAAAATTAAGCAGAAAAATGCGGCAAGCATTCCAAAATGTAGTAGAACGCACCCATCGTCATGTATTTTTTCAACAAGTAGGTAAATATCATGTTATTGCGCAAGGCTGGAAATAACTATAAGTTTTACTAATCATTAATGGGCGTAAATAGCCTTGACAATGGCAAAAAAAATGGTGATGATGACGGAGCCTTCAAACAAAACCCATGATCAAAACTGAATACAACGGCAGCATTTCTGCTTTCAGCAACGAAAGATTAGTAATGAACTTTGGCCAGCCCGTAGTGAACTGCTTCCTGCTGGTAAAACAACTTCAGGACAGTATCACCA